TCAATCCGGCAATCTCAAAACCATGCCTGCATACAATCCGCTTTCAAGCGTCATATTGTTGTACTCTGCCAGCTCCGCCGCTCTGTTTCCGTCTCCCAAGTAGTCGTTTGCAATCTGCCAGAAACTTCCACCCGGCTGAACAGTTGCTGTTCTTTCTTCTTTTCCAGAGTTGTCATTCTGTTCATAAGTATCATCTGCATTTGAATAAAATTTTTCTTCGACTCTCGCCTGATAGTCTGCATAATTATATCCGGCCGCATTTAAACGTTCTCGTCTTTCATCACCATTTCCCCACTCACCTCTATAGATTGCATCAACAATATTTTCATCAATCTGAGTAGATTTAGATTCATCATCCTGCTTATTATAAGAAAAAACATAATTATTGAATTCACGCAAGCCAAAGTCATTAATAATATCTAATGTTGTCCGATAGTAGTCAGGAGCTGTCGCATAATTATACCCGACATAATTTCCTTCACTATCTTTATCAGTACCGTCAACCGCATTTGTCAATCCATACAGTTCACCTTCAACCGTATTCGCAGCTGTTGCATCATCATAGTTATCCCACTGCATCAGATCATAATATCCCTGAACAGATGCTGCTATATCATGATATGCAGCAAAACAGTCTTTAACACGCACGTACTCTCCATCTATATATTCAGTTGTATCAAGCTCTCTTCCTTCTCCTTTGATTCCGAACAGAGTTGCAGCATTAAGATTCCAACCGCTTTCTTTTGCCGCCTGTGCCAAAACTGTCGCTGGCGTTATTAACCTTTCTCCTGCTTCACGTCTCTTTAAATATTCGTTGCATACAACTGGAGCAAGCTCATTTATGAATATATTTACGTGGTCATATTTTGTTGATAATATTGGAAAAGTCATATTTATTTGTCCTCACTTTCATTTATTTCTGCTTTCTTCTCAACCTGTGTTTTTAAATTCTTTACAATAGGCTGTAAGAATGGTGGAAGCGTCACGCCTATATCGTTTATGTTTTCGAGAATACTTATAATCTCATTGCAAATCAGCCAGATTGCTACCACGCAAGCCACCATGAATGTAAATGGCAATGCTATTCCAACCACTCCAGCCGAATAAGAAAGGAGCTGGTCCACTATCACACCAACTCCAACTAAAAGCCACATACATATCTTTTTTGTAATTCCTTTTATCCCCTTGTAACTATCAATCTCCTGGTTTCTAAACTTAGAAGCTACAAGCCCTGTCGCATAGTCAATTATATTGCATGTAACCAATAACAGTACCGGAATTGCCAATATTCCCAGAGCACTTAAAATAATGCTCCACACTGTTGTTACAATAACTTTTATTTTTTCCATCTTAAAATCCTTTCTGTTGCACTGGTGCAACTTTAAAATTTTTGTATTAAAAAAAGACGCTTTCGCGTCTATGAGGAATCATTATACATATTTACACCTGTCTTTCTTACTTTTCTAATGCTTTAAGCCTGTTATTAAGACTCTGCACCGTTGCAATTAAATCTGCTATAAGCTCATCATATCTCAGACCGTACCTTGCCGTTAAAAGCTGCGTCTGCTCACCTGTCAAATCATCTACTGCTATCGCATTATAGTTTTTATCATCGACCGCTTTATCTATAAACACGCCCCAGTCACCTTTCATTGACTCTTTGACCTCCTGGGCTATAAGGCCGTGGTGCAACCTGTTTGATGTGCCATTTTTAAATCTAAACTCTGACGGAATCAAGCTATAAATGAATTGTGCTGAATTCTCAATATCAAGGGCTTTAATATCTTTCTTGATGTTTCTATCTGAGTCACTTGAAATGTTCCCGTAAATAGTTCCATTTACACTCCAATTATACTGAACTGCTCCAGTACCCCACAGCGAAAGTTCACAGTTTGTGAGATACTTTCCCGACTCACCACCAGAATTAAATATGCGGACGCTTTTTGTGTCGCCGCCCCCGTTATAGCACCAAAATCTTGCGATTTTTTCAGTTCCTTTTTTGCCGACAGAAAAATTTGAATTAACTGTAAGGCTATAATCATCAGAATATGTTTGCAACTCATTGTGAAATACAGTAGGAACCATCATGTGTACTTTGTTGTCGGCGTTTCTATCAATCGCTACGGCTACATAAGGTTTTCTATTTTCATCCATGTAATCAAGGTGAAGCTCATCATTAAAATCCGAGCAAATGACCAAGGATTGCCTCTTATTTTGAGAGCCACTATTTCCACTGTCAATATATGTTGAATAAATACTTCCAACGAGATTATCTTTGTCAGTCCACGAGTAAAGTTTAATCGTGCTTTCGTTTATTTCGATACCTTTACCGCCAACTGAATGATTCTTTGTAGATAAATATCCGTCATTTATTCTTACATATCCTCTGGCGTCTACAATGAAGTTTCCATAATATTTGCCATCTTCTTTTTTCTCCTGAACCGAAAAAGCCCAATCTTCAGCTCCGGTTACTGTCTGTATATACACACGATATTTGTCATAATCTGAATAAAGCGAATGTTTGTCAATCTTCCAACCACCAATCGTTCCTCCGGTAAATTCAACTCTTCCATCTGCCGCTATCTTTGCGTTTGTGCTGTCCAGCACAAATCTGTTTGATTTGAGTGTGATAACATCAGCACTTGCATTAATCTCACTTATCAGCTTGTTTTTATCAACTTTAAGTTCTAAGCTGGCTTTTGTGGCATAATTAGAGCTTACTGTAGTTAATACAGAATTTGCCGATTGAGTTATAGCAGAATTCATTTGCGTTGTTGTACTGTATGCTGTAAATTTTTCATCTGTGTCTTCCGGTGCTGGCGTCCAATCGGTTGCCTTGTCACCGAGTTCAAGTTTTGGCAGTTTGAAATAGGTGTAATCTCCATATGCCGTCGGTTTTAGTCCAAGTGAAATTTGAATTTCAGAATCTGCTCCTGCCGGAATTTCTAATTTTATTGCAAAATATCCCACCACATTTTTTTGTAAAAGCGTATAAGCTGTTCCGCTTTTGTAATATCTGATATTAATAAATCCTGCTTTTATACCTGCTTTATTATGCCCAGACAACATATAAGTTGTTCCGGGTTCAATTGTAACCATCTGCCGGCAACTCCACCAGCTGTCATTATGTGCTGCGTAAATCTTAAAATATCCGTCTACGTCTTTAACAACAGTAACTCCCGATTCTGTCGTCCACTTTATTAAATCTGCCGAATTTAACAAAAGATTTCTCCCGCCAATTTGCAAATCATTAAATTCCGTCTTGCTTGTGTACGTTTCACTTACAGTTGTTTTAAAGCCGCTTAAATCTGCGGTCAAAGCTGTAACATTCGCCTGTAAAGCTGTAACTGTGCTTCCGTCTGCTTTTTTGCTTATCTTTGTTGTATTGCTGTTTACGGTTGCAGCAAGACTTGTTAAAGATTGATTTAAAGACGTGTACTGATCGCTTATCGTCGTAACTTTTGTATCTACTGCGGAAATTGAGCTATCTGTGTCTTCGGGAGCTGGCGTCCAAGGAGATGCAAATTCTCCTTCTTCAAATTTGTAATCCGCAATGTATAACTCCGTTCCTGCCGTCGCATTTGATACAAAAAATTCTGTTAATTTGCTGAATACATAGTTTACGACAACTGTAGTTTTTATCTCAAATTTCTGCCATTCTGTGGAAACATTCACGGTGCTTTTATTAAATCCCGGACTGCTGTTTCCCCATGTGACAGATATTGCTTTATTCGCTTTTAACAAGCAAGATTGTGTATATACCTTTTTTTGTAAATTCTTTTTGCTTTTTAGGCTTGCGGGAATATCAATGTATGCTCCCTGTGAGCCAGCTTTTATATATGTTATCTTTCGAGCTTTTCCAGAAAGTGTGGCATTATCAGCAACAATTTCATCTTTATGAGCTGTCGTTGTGCTCTGATACCATCCTAAATACAAATTTCCTCTTGTATAACCTGTATTTTGGAAAAGATTTCTCCCACCGATTTGGAGATTATTCACAGTTGTATTTATGTCCTGTTGCCAAACCTTGCTTGAAATCGCTTCTTGCACAGCAGTAAGCTGTGTTCCTTGCGTTGTTACAGACTTCTGTAACTCCGTAACATTTGTAGTCATGTTTTTAAACGCAACATCAAGCGTCTGTTTGTTCACATCTACATAAATCTTACTGCTTTTCACTGTATGGCTTCCGTCTTCGTTAATAACCGTAAAGAGACTTTCTATATCCAGCTTACTTGCCGCGATATTTGCATTTTCTTTTATCATGTCGTTACGGATTATCTCACGTTTTACACCGTTTTCGGTAAGTCCTAAGGCATCAAACATCAGATTGCCGGATTTATCCCACACGTACATGTTATAATCAGAATTAGCATCTTTACCAATTTGAACTCTTGTAATTTTTTTATCATCTTTTATCTGTATCGTATTGTCAGTTATATCAAGATTTCCGCTTTCGCTTAGGATTTCAACAAGGTTTGTATAAATCTTCCCGCTTGTGATTTTATCTGCGGCTATACTTTCTATCATTGCAGATTTTATCTGTGCATCACCGATATTTGCTACAATGCTGTTGCTAAACTCCGTTGTAAGACTTCCACCGGATGCAGAACCGAACATTATTGTATTTACCTTTTCAACTCCAACCGTTAAGTCTTCAATCTTTGATACGACTGATTCAAAGTCTTTTGCATAAAAATCTTCAAACTTTCCTTCTACACCGTCAAGCTTCTCGATTGTTGCGTATTTTATATCAGCTTCATTTGTCTGCAAATAATTATTTTTTATGCTTAATATATCAGCCTCTATTGAAATTACCTTCTCAGATGTAACTGTATTCGCTTTTACCCATTCAGCATCTACTTTTTTAGCAACAAGTTCTTTTGTTGCAATAAGTTCCGAATACATTCTCTCAACTGCTTTTGACGTAGGACCTTTGAAGTCTGTGCTTGTCTCAACTTCTGTTTTTCCGAATGATTTTACAGTCATAGACATTCCGCCGTCATACTCATATACTATATTCATAACTGGCACACTATACTCAACGCCATTAACTGCTGCCGTTATAATATCCCATACATCTAGTCGTATATCCGCAGGTGCTTTTAATTCAACTTCTCTGTATGTAAATCCTTTTATTTTATTATATACATCTTCAAGGCCTGAAGATGTCATAAATGGATTATCAAATGTTACACCGAGCGTTCCGCCTCCTGCTGTGTATGAATTTGAATTGTCTATATTTGCTGTTAAATAATCTAAATGATAATTGCTCTCTGTTTTTTCAAATGTCATGATTCGTGATAAATCAAGTTTGAAATCTGTTTGCTCATACCATTTTATAATTATAGTTCCTATTCTGTTCACACAAGCAAAGCCTCCGACAAGTGAAGCTATATAACCTATCATCTCACGGCATGTATAACCCTTAGGTCTTTTTTCAATAATAACATCAATGCCCGAGGTATCTATCGGAACTCCGCACTGAACACTAATTTCATTCAATACATCTTTTGCTTTCGCAGGATATGATAAATCTGATATGTATATCCCTGTTGTTTTTATCATTCTGTCGTATGCTGTAAATGTCGTTGAATTTTCATCATTCGTAGGATGCTCTGCCGTAAATATTCCAACCGGAACATATTCATATGCACCACCTTGCAGTTTTAATCCGATTTCTACCGAAATCTCTGTATTTTCAAAAAGCTCGTCTATCTTTGCAACTGTAAGCTCTATTTTAGTCGAAACTGCCGAACCGAGTTGTAATGACTCTTCACTGCTTGAAGAATTCTCATATGTCATCTTTTTTAACCCGGTGCTATACCATTTGCCGTTAATCTTTAATCGTGCATTAAATGTTCTTGAAGGACTTCTTATTGTATTTATAAATTCTTCCGAAACTTCACTATACATACATTACTCCTGTATCATAAATTCAAGCGTCTCCATTTCTTTTAAAGAAATACTGTCATAGTCCCCACTGTCACATGTTTCGATCAATTCAAGCGACAATGGCATGAGTTCAATCTCAACCTCTGTATCATTAATCTCACCAATTTCTTTAATTGTATTTTCCTTGATTTCATCAGAATCAAACTGATAAGCCCCATCTTTTACAACCGGTCTTCCCTCATCATCTTTTAAACATCTGTCTTTTAAAATTTTTGCTCTTAATTCGTCTGCATTTTGTGCCTCTGACGCTAATGTTTTTATGTTTTTTGCAATCGCATAGCTTAATTTTACCGGAAAATGTTTATTTATCTCATGCAATTGACTTAATTTCTCGTATACCGTTTTAATTCTCATTGTCTGTTTCATTTTCTGATTCCTTTCCTATATTACTGCTGTATAATCTGAACACTTGCACTTCTGTAATAAAATATACCGTCGTCAAGTCTGCCAAGCTGCTCTTTACTAAGTGTTCCCCTATAAGTTGGTATTGTTATGTCCTGCCCGTCATCATGGAATGTTATCGGGAAAAATCCGGCAATCAGCTTATTTTTTATTATCATAAGCTCTGATTCCTGCAATATTCCCCAATTAACAGACAAGGTCTTCTTCTCAGCAACAACATCTCCCAGCATTGTGCCGTCAAGTGTACGTCCTGTAGCGGAAGACCATAATATCTCATCATCCACTTTGAGAGAGACAGGAGCCGGAAGCTCCTGTCCATCACACTCAAGTATCAATTCATCACATCCTTATGTTATAATCTCACATTTCCCTGTTGCTTTTGTATGCTCGTTAATCTTATCTACCACATACTTTTTAAGGCTCTTCCCGTCAAGCTGTATATCAAGATCCAATGTTTCAAGAATCCTAAGTATCTGTTTAAGAATACTTATAGCCTCTGCCAAAAGTTCGGCACTTGAAGCCATATCTGCTGCCTTTTGTGCCATTTCAAGCAATTTATCCTCAGGTGCAACAACTTCACCCTGATGTTTGTTATCGCCAATCATGGCAAGCTGTGGAGTGTTTGGCTTTACATAACCGCCCTGTGCGAGATACGGAACACTGCCAAAGCTAACTTCCGGCAGGTCCATTCCAAAATGTTCTCCACCTATAATTGGTACCCAGCTTGGTACATCAAAGCTAAGATTATTCACTTTACGTACTATCCAATTAATTCCACTTTCCACCCCGTCAAGCATGCCATTTATAAGCCCAATTACCATATTAATAGGTTCTTTAGCTATATCTCCAATCATTGAAAATATACCGCCAAAAGATGAAATTATACCGTTCCATGCTTCTGACCAATCTCCTGAAAACACTGAAGATATAAAGTGGATTAATCCTTTAAATACTGTAATTATATCGTTTATAATATCTGCAATATGCCCAATTACAACTCCTACAATATTCCCTACAGAATTGAACACTGCTACGAATGCAGGTCCAAATATCTGCAACAAATAACCAACAACCGGCTCAATAAATTTGTTATAAATTATTAATGCACAATTAACAATTTCACCAACAAAGTCAAGGAAATTAGCTAAAAGTGGCTTTAAATGTTCTTCCCAGACCTCATCTATAATATCAAGAGCATTATCCCATACTGGTTTTATAGTAGTCTCCCATATCATTGAAATAACATCTGCTGTTGTCTTAACAGCATCCTTTATTCCATCAAATATAGGAACTCCCCACTTATCCCAGGCATCAGCTAATGTATCTACAAATCCTGTCCATATATTAGTCATGCTCTCTATCGCCGGACAAAATACATCTTTCCAGACTGTATCCCATCCATCTTTAAGCGTATTAAACAAGTCATCTATAAGCAAATTAGTCTGAGTAGCAAACTCCGTTATCATTGGCAATCCAGTTGTTATAAAATTCTGTAATACTGGATATGCTGCTTTATCCCATATATCAATGAATACAGTATTAAATGTATCAAATAGACCATTTATAATGTCACCATTTGTATCGACAACTGAAACAAGATAATCTGTAAAAGGTCCTTTAAAATAACTTAATAACGGCTCTCCAAGTCCCTGTATATCAGTAAATACCTTTGCAAGATTGTTCTTAGCTGTTAAGGCGTTATTAACTAATCCATCCCATATTCTTAAAAAAGAGGGTGAAAAGTTCTTTATTCCCCAATCTTTTAGCTTACCTAATGTCTTTTTTACATCATTAACAAAATCACTAATTGCTGATGAGGCACTTGATGTACTTTTGCTCACATCCGGTACAAGGTCAACACTTCCAATTCCTGAAGATGTTCCCCCTGTACTACCGCTTGAATCAGAACTATCATCTGTTGGCTCTGTTTGCTCTGTCAGCTTATTTATCTGGTCGAAGCCTGCAAGTGACCTCTCTATATCTTTAGCAGTCTTCTTGGCTGCACTTCCTATATCACCTACATTATCCGCCGCACTAGATGCATCATCTCCTATACCGGCTATATCCGAACTTATCGAACCCATAGAAGTTGATACATCTGCTCCTGTAAGCATTTGCACAAAGTTTGCAAAACCATCGGCAACCTTCTGTAATCCTGCCAACAAGCTGTTAAAGCCACGCAGAATAGGTGTAAACAATGCTATGAAGCCTTTACCTAGACTAGCCTTTAACTGCTGAAACCTTAATGTAAGTATTCTTGTCTGATTCGCCCAGGAATCCTGTGTTTTAACAAAATCTCCTGTGGCATTGGACAAAGCACTTGTTACGTACTGATAACGCAGCATTACTTTTTCCTGCTCTGTCATCTTGGCTGTAGTTTTACCGAAGCCGTTATTAAGTGCATACTGGTCTAAGTTAGTCTGAGTCATAATCACGCCCAAGTCCTTGAGTGTTTCAGTCTCACCAGTCCAAATGGATTTTAACTTCGTATATGCTTCATCTGTTCCAAGATTGTAAAATGATGCAACATCACCGGTTAATCCTGTAACATTTTCAGCCATATCAAGTGCCGCCTGTCCTGTTATTCCCATGGCATTACTCATCTGGCCAAACACACCCATGTACTTCTTGGCCGATAATTCCGATAAGCCAAAGTTAGTCATAGCATTGGAAGCCCACTGGTCTGCCTGCCAGCTTAAGTCCTTAAATGCTGTATCAACAACATTCTGCACTTCTGTTACATTGGAACCTACTTCTATGCAATCTTTCGTAAACTTAGTAACTGCAGCTATACTTAGTCCTGCAGCTATCTTCTTACCAAGCCCAGAAAAGATAGTTGTTGCCTGCTTAGCTGCCTTATTAGAAGCTCCTGTAAGCTGATTAACTATCTGTGAGCTGTCTATGCCAAGTTCCAGAGCTATCTGTCCTACTATATCTGACATTCTCCCTCCTTTCTGGCACGAAAAAAGACCGCTTACTTCTTTGAGTAAGCAGCCTTAAAATCTCTTTGTAATCGTGTCCAATATTCTATATACTGTGGTGTTCCCACCATTTTCCTATTACGCTTCAGAAGCCAGTCATCATGTATCTTTTTCTGTTCCTTAGTAAAGTTCCTTATGACTTTAATGTCTTTCTCTGCCCTTATACTTACCACTCTTCCCAGTGGTGTTTCCGGCATTATTCCAGATAATAAAGAACAAAATTCCGCCCAGGACATATCATCTTCCGTCCGCAATCGTATGCCATACTGTGACAGGAAACTTGACTCTATCAATTCCCAGTCATCATATATGTCATAATATATGTCACTATGAGGGTGTATTCTCCTCTCCATATGTGCCTGTAGCAACGCCCATTATTGCATTATACATTTCCTTATATTCCGGAAGCGGTAAGTCCATAGCCTCAATCTTATCTGCTGCCTCTTTGCCAATAAGCATTTCAAGAGCCTTTGTTATAAATCCCATTCCGTTGTCGCTATCTTTCTTCTTTTCAGCCTCAGCAGCCATAGCCTGTACATTAAGAATTGTGTTCTTTCTGTTATTCACAGTTACCACTAAGTCATCAGTAATACGAACCATAGGTAACTGGTTTGTAATCTTCATTGATATGTCTATTACTTTAAAATCTGTCTTTGCCATTATTCAAATTCTCTCTTTCTTTTTTATTCTGTATATGGAATATATGTTGGTTTTCCGTCTGACTGTGCTTCCCATTCAAGTGCATCAATGCTTGTTGAATCTCCACCAAGAGATGTTACATTGATAACCGCCGGTATAAGAAGCTGGTCAAGATTAGGAAAGATAACCGATACCCATGTATTACAATCCTGTCCTGTCTTTAATGCCAGGCTTGCGATATAATCATTACCTTCATCACCATAATTACGCTTACCACCCATAGTCATGCCGAGTGACTTACCTGTTGTGAGTCTTCTTGTCCAGCCCGCCTGATCCATTGGATTCCATTCTTCAATAGTTCCATCCACGGATATGCTTAAGCTCTCTGCATCTTTTACAACCTTTGTTTCTACTGTTTCCGGTGTATCTGTGCTCTTTCTTCCTGTTATACATACCCCGAACTGGATTGTATGCACCGGATTAACGCCAGTAAGAGGTGTTGCTCCTGCATTATATCCAGCTAATTTAGTATTCTGTGCCATGCTTTTACCTACCTTTCATAATAAATATCTAATTCTATTACACTCTCAAAGATACCTTTATCATCTGTCCCTACATCAACAGGCTCATCAACCAGCATTTTAGTGAAGAACACCTTAGTATCGTTAATTGTGATATGGTTCATATCTCTAAGCATATTGTAGAGCTGTTCTGCTGTCTTCTCTGTGTCTCTAACACTGGTATTCCAGTGGACCAATATACTTACAGACTTAACACGATAAGAGCTGTTATTTAAGCCGCCTACCGCCATCTGCACAGGTCTTTGCTTGTTATTATTGTAAACACCTATGCTCTTATTCTTTTTGTCGTCTAATTTGCCGCAATACACGTTAGTATTGTCTGCAATACCAAGACCTGCTATATAATCTCTTACATCACCTATTCCTAACATCATAACCCCGCATTCTTTTTATAAAACTTTTCAAATGCTTTAGGTGCAAAATTCTGCTTTTTACCACCTTTTATGTAGTCATCAAGCCACCTGCCTTTAGCATTTTCATTACCTTCATGTTTCTTACCTGCATCATCAGTCCACGGTTTCTGATGGAAGTTATATTCTGGATGATAGTACAATCTTCTCGCATAAGGCGTGTTTGATATAAGTTCTACCTTGCCATTAGTAATATCCTGTGTGTATACAAATGTGCTCTCATTCTGTAATGTACCTGTATCTCTAGGCATTACCTGACTTTGAACTACATTAGTATGTATTGCTTCTGCTGTCTGTACTAATGACACCTGTGCTGCTGCCGTAAGTCTTTTCAGCATTGGCATATTAAGCTTAACTATTGACTTAACATTCTTTGCCATTACATCACATCCAATCTTACATAATTAACTGTACCATCCGGATTACGGCACTTCGTACCCTTGTATATATGCCTTGTTACGCCGAACACCGTTATATCACCTTTAGTAATAACAGGAAGCTCCGGTGCAATATCTCCTGGTATCAAAGCACAGCCTTCAAGCTGTATAAGCACCTTTTCTGCTGTTAATACCGTCTTACCGCTGTCCTGATAGTTACATAAACCATCCCATATAACAGGTTCAAAAGGTTCTCCATAAACATTTCTGCCTTCACGTTCTATCTCTACGTGTATTTCTGTCTTACACATACTTTTTAACACTAAACATGGATATTTCAAATGCTTACACCCCCAACACAAGACTACAAAGTCCCGTCTGACAAAGCAACTGATATATGTCCCGCTTTATGGCAATTCCATTCTGTACAAGAACATTCCAACTGCTGCCAAACTGCATAGATACTCCATTTACAGCATAATTCTGCAAGACACAATTAATCATGTCTTCATTCTCATACTCAAAATCGGCCATATCACAACATACATCTATGATTATTGCCTGCTGGAACTCTGTCAGACCTTCAAAACCTCTCGCGACTATACGATTGAAAGTAAGCGAGTCGATATGACGGCTCGCCTGCTTTAACCTTTTAGTTATCTGCTCATCCGGAATAATGTTATGCTCACTCAAATATTGTTCTTTGCTTGCATATACCATAGGCTCACGCTTCCCTGGAAGCTTTAATCTTCTTTAAAATGCCTTCCTGTGTTGATGCCTGTCCTATGTCTATATTATTGTCTTTTGCATATGCGATTAATTCTTCAACTGTCATAGCTGTTAAATCAACTGTTTCTGCCTTTTCTGCCTTGAGTGCATTAAGTTCATCAAGTACCTTCTTATACTTCTCATATGGAACAGTCTTGCCTCTTCCATAAGCTATAATGTTGCCCTTATCATCAACAATATCATAGCCATCTGCAATATAACGTTTCTGCTCCTGTTCAGCTATTGTATATTCCTTATTAGCCTTTACTGCCTTCATTGTAAGCCTCCTATTCTCCGTCTACATTCATAGCACAGCCATCTGCCTTTTTCTCAAGTAAGAAAAGGTCGCCATAACAACGATTCTGATAAAGGTAGCCATCTGCTGTCCTTGAATCTGTTCCCGGTGTGAAGAGCTTGATGTAGCTGTACTTATCACGGCAAACTACGCAAGATGTATGAATAAGAATCATATTAATCTGCTTAGCTGAACCAGCCGGTTTACAGCCTTCTGTAAAATCATATGCTGTCTTCATTCTTGCCGATGGTACAGATTTAAGGATTACATCATCAAGACTGTGAACCTTGCGATTAACAACATTGGAACTACCGCTGACATCAATTGTCCTCTGAATCCCATCTGCTTTTTTAGCAATCTTCATCATCTTAGGTGTAAGATAAAGAATTCTTCCCTCTTCAGGAACTCCAGCCTCATCCATAGCTTCCATAAGATCATCAAATACATCAAGAAAATTTGCTACTGTAATAGCTGTTGTATTAATATTGCCCGCCTTATGTGTGTTAAGTTCTGAATACAGTTTTGAAAATCTGTAACAATCTTTTTCGGGTATGGCCTGTTCAGTCTCAAACGTATTCTGAATATTGGCAACTGATAATGTTAAATTGGTCTCATCAATATCCATTGGATCCACAAAGAACTCTATATCTCTATCGTGAGATAACTTCTTTGGCTCCCAATCGTTTGATAATGTTCCGGCGTTGAATCCCGGTGTTCTTGTATGGTCCTTATAACCGCTTACCGCCATTCTTGGCAACTTGATTGTCTGTGCATTGATAAATGTTACCTGTGGGTTAGACTTTGTTAAGTCATCCGAACACAACTCTTTCGCATATTTCTGCTGTAAAAGATTTGTAAATGTTTCTGCATATTCGTATACTGCCATTGTATTTCCTCGCTTTCTTATAATCCGAAGGCTCTTTTAAGAGCATCTTCATTTGCCTGGTTACTATTGTTACCTCCCGGAGCTCCTAACTGAAATCCGCTATTTGCTCCCTGTGTTGGTTTTAATGCCGGCACATCTTTAAGGACCTGCTCAAGTGCAGCCTTAATGCTGTCCTCTGATATTTTTCCATCATTATCGACAGCTTTGCTAAAATCTGCCAGTTTAACAAGATATGGAATTGTTTTTGCATCTACACCAAGAGTTACCGCCGTCATTGTAGCTACAAGCTCTATCTGTGACTGCTTTGCTTCATTTTTTGCTGCCGCAACTTCGTTCTGAAGCTCTGTATTGGCGTTCTGCTGCTGTTCCGACTGCTGCTCTTTGCTCTTTTTGTATGCTGCGATTGCCTGATGAAGCTCATTTTCAGATAATCCCTGCTGAACAAAGTAGTCTTTAATTACAGCGTTTTCCTTTTTGGCAGTTGCAGTATCTATCATCTCCTGCAATTTGTTATAATCAACTCCGGCCGACTGCTGATTATTGTCATTGTGCTGATTGCTCTGCTCACTGCCGCCTTCTCCGCTATCTGCGAAGAACTGAAGATTTAAAGGTAATCTCATCTCCATAATATCTCCTTTCTTCCGTTTACCGCCCGTCGGCATTTTCCTAAAGTTTAGTGCCATTAAGTTTTGGGCATAAAAATAACACCCACAGCGTATTGCCATGTGTGCTTAATAACTAATATTAAATTGTGTTGCACTGGTGCAACTTTGGACTATTCTAATATAATCCAATCTTCAGCGAGACAATCGTTAATACTTGGAACCCACATTGAATGTGAACCATCCACATTTTTTATCTGAAAATATGGGTTACATATAAACAAATCGCCTTCGTTTAACCCCCATGCTTCCGCTGTTTGCTTATTGCAGGGAATTCCATTCGGATATGCTTTCTGATATACAACAAACATTCCTTTTCCGTTCCAACCTCTTCTTGCTACCTTATTACCTTTTTTCATGGCCTCAATAGCAATTCCAAATGTCATATTGTCACATTTTCTATACGCTTCATTAAATTGTTTCTTAGGACACCAACTTTCATATCCATCAGGATATCTTATATGATAGCCTTCATCTTCTGGATTCTCGTCACTTGGTATCTTCCATCCTCTGTATTCATTATATTTGCCCCTACTCATTGGCTCTGCTGTCACCACTTTTACTCCAATATAATCCTTCATTTCTAAATCCTCACTTTCTTAAAATTGGGTATAAAAATACCACCAATCTCTCGACTGGTGGCTGTTACTTAATTATATCATCAAGATTTACTTCAGAATCAATGTAAACGGCATCAACCTCATAATCATTGTATACCTTAATATCACCTTTAGGGCTAGCGTATTTCTGAATTATTGAACCATCAACATCTATAATTGGTTCATTGGCTGTTAATCCATTTACCTCATTCATTATTTTACTGCAAATTTCTTTAAATTTCTTGTTGTCAGCTTCTTTGCAAACTGTATATTGAAACATACTAGTCACCTTCTAATCCTAATTCTTTGTTGACATTTTCATTGGTTTTGGTAGCTGTTTTATATATGTCCTGAATAGCCTCTTCTCTCGACATACCTTTTCTATTCATCTTTGATTGTATCAGTTCCTCAAATGTTTTATTCGGCCTTTCAGTATCTAGCTGCTTTCTTGTTTTCTCATCTGCCATCATATCTCTAGCTTGTGTCCTAATCCTATTTCTAGCTTCAAATGCTTTTCTAGCTTTTTCTTCCATTGGCAGTGATGAATCTATATTATTCTTTATATCAGCAACAGCTTGTACATACCTCTTTCTTACTTCTATATTGCTCAATTTAATTTTACTACTTTGTACGCCTTTTTCAAGTGTTTCTTTAACTAATCCTTTTTCTTTTAACCATTGATTCATAGCATTACCCAGCTCATTTGGCTTACTTAACTGACTATTAGCAAACACTTCTGCAAAAAACTCATTTTTGGATGTTTTTCCATATTCTGAAATATTTGCCTCTAAATCAAATGATGGATTATTTCTTTTTGCAATTGCTATTATTTCATCATAACAATCATTTTGTATTTTTTTCTGAACATCTTCATACCACTTGTATTTCGCACTATTCGTCTTTGCTTTCCTGTTAATAAAGGCAAATGCATTTGACTCTGTCCATCCCAAAGATTTCATATAATCTCTTTTTATGACATTTTGCAACATATGTCCATACTCATGTGTAATAGTATAAACAGACGCCTCTTTATTTGTTAATTCAGCTGGCATACTATAACCGCTTTTTATTCCTTTTATCTCGTTATTTATGTGTAATTCTCTGTCTGAATAGCGTTTTTTATTCAGTGTTAAATACTGGTTGGCAGGCGTTAGTTTATTGCTCGTGGCATTTCCTATATAATTCCCTTCATCTAAATTAAAATCAACAAATTCCGATTGATTAATTACGCCAAACTTATTTTCCAGTTTTATCAACTGATTGGTGTTATCAACCAGTAATTGTTTATCCATGCCATCCACTTCAACATTCCTTATGCCAACCTTATTCGTTAATGCCTTTAATGCCTCTTCTGGATTTTTCACATAGTCAATAAAATTGTCTTTATCTGAACTTTCTTTTTCAATTTCAAGATTATTAACCTGTTTTTCCCACTGCTCCTTCCTTACCTCATACATCTTCTTATTATCCGGATCCAGTGAATACTTCGACAATCTATCGAACTGTTCAGCCATTCTGCCAGCATATTGCTGTTTCTGGTCCTGCTTGTAATCTTCCTTGACCTGCTCAAGCTCTTTCTTGGAAAACTTGCTATCAGGCTCATCATCAAGTTCAGGAAAGTATGTTGTATGTATGTCTTTACAGTTAGGATGGTAAAGCCCTGCTGCCATAGCAGAAGACATAAGTGGATAAGGACCATCAGATGCCTTACCTCCACTCCACACATCATCTATGAGAATCTTTCCAACAAACGGAAGACATTTAGGACAGGCATTCGCACGCTTATTCATAATAACTGTACTAATTCCCCAGGACTGTCTCATCTCTCCCTCTCCGGTTAGATATGCACGCTTATTGGCTGTCTGAATTGCCATCTTAGCATAATCTTTCATAGTATGCCTTGCGCCATTCGCATATTCAATACAGTTGATACCTGCTTTAAGGAAATCCTTTGTCGCCATATCAACTGCCTTCTCATATGTTCCTGCACCCGTATTCGCATACACCTGAGCATTGAATATTATCTGCCGGTATTTATCCTCCGACATTCTTAGCATAGAATGTTCAGCTTTGGCAAAATCCGCCTTTGTAGCTTTTATAAGTGCATCTAACTTCCTGGTATTTAATTTGAAAAAAGCACCCTCAGTGCCCTGTGACACTTTAGATGCTTTAAGTCCTTTTTTAATTGCTCTTAATATCTTCTGCTCCTGCTCTGTACCGCCCGTCTGCCTTGCCGTAAATATCATTGCATCAATTGAACCATTTATATCACTGAACTTACTTTGGAAACGCTTTTTGTTGTCGGCTTTATATTTTTCCAATGCTTTAAGCTGTTCAACCTGCCATTGTGACCAATTATAACCAAGCTCTGTCTCTTCTGCCCTGTGTCCGTCAAGATTTCGTATCATTGACGATATAAGCTCATCTTCTATGGCTCTAAAGGCTTTCTCTATGTCATAATCCGTGTTAAGTTCCATAAATTACCTCAATCAGTCCGCCTGAACTGAAAACTCATCAGCCTGCATATTAATGCCTGGTTCTTCCACTTGTGAAATTCCCTGTTCCATCTTGATACGTGCTATCTCTTCCTGCTTCCATTTGTCATCCTTGGTATCTCCATACAGCTCATCAACAGATGCCTCTATGCTCATAATACCGCCCTGCTTTGCCTTACTGACTGTCTCAACCTGTGATTCAAAAGACGGATTTGCATATTCACCAAATGTCACATCTACATCAATATCTTTTATTACTGTTTTATTATATGTATCAACTGCTCTGAATACTGTATTTACAAGCTCAGGTAAAACCTCCTGCAACTGCTCCACTATATTATTGCGTGTATAAAGCGTCGCTTTTTCCTTTTCTCTTTGTGCATCAGCATTATCAAGTTTCTTTACATCAATACCTAGCGTTGAAGGACTCATTATTCCCTGCAGGCACAAATCGAGAGCCGTAATATAAGTTGCAAGATAACTCTCATGAGGTATATTGCTTTGCTCCCGCTCAATTTTGGGTGCTGCCTTTTCTGCCATTGAAGTCTCTACTTGTATATAAGCATTATCAAACGCATTAGGCTTTAATACCGCACCTGTATCCGGGTCTCTCGGAAGCATACTCTCAGGAATATATTCTTTTGTCTTATTTAACCTTAGTGCCTCCATCCACTGTGACCAAGCCTCGTCAAGTGCGTCAAAATTATCAATTTTACTGTCAAATATACTCTTTCCTCTGCCTTTGAATTTTGCTGACTTGTAAAACATAAGTGGAACCGCAAGCATAAAGTTGTCATTCCATGTTACATTTTTCAATCCTGCAAGCTCTGGAACTGCATCGATGTTGTATTCTCTGCCGTTCTTTGTGAGCTCATATGCAATATATCCATGACCGTAATGCTCTAAAAGCACATATTCCTGTCTGTTGCTCACATACACAGTTTTAAATACTATCTCCTTGATTCTACCTCTCTGACGAATTACATCTATCATATCTCCGGGATAAAACTCGATTATCGGATATCGACTCAACAACGTATCAAAAGATACTTTGAATGCTCCATCTCCAATATAAAGAGTCTCTGTTATCGCTTCTTTTACAAGCTCCTTAAATTTATTATCATCTGCTATAGCGTTCCACTCCTGCTGTCTGCTGCCAGCATCAACAATATTCATATCGCCTACTACAATACCAGCAAGCATGTCTACAATCATAGATGGAATTCCAACATGTATCTTCCTTATCTCCATTCCTGGAGTACATTTTGCCGCCCAAAATCTTGTCTTATCCCCATTGAGTTGTGAATACAGCTGTAATAGTTCCTCGCTCTCGCCTCTGTACCATATTCTGTTTTTTATTGCATTTGCTTCATAATCAAGGACTTCATTAAGCTGTATGCTTCCTATCTGTGCTGGCTGTATCCTAAGCCATGTTCTTATTCCCTGTCTTATCTTATCTGCCATAGAATTAAATATATTCACCTCTCTACACTCCTATCTTGTCACTGTATGGAATCCAAGCGTACTGCACACTATTTACCATGTGGTCATTCCCATCCTCCGGCGTACAGTCTTTATCTTCAAGCCAACTGTATACCTGCAGTTCTCCCATATAATTTGTACATGTATCAACTACATAAAAATCAGGTTCCTTACCTTTCTCATCATTAAATGACATCCAGCCAAGCTGTAAATTAATTCTGTCTACTATTGTCATTGCTTTATATGCAGCATTAAATAAATACCTGCAGTCCGGATGCTCACGTTTATATTTTACAAGCTCTTTTATTGTTGCCTGATCGGCAGAATCAACAAATACATTTTTTGCCATGCCTCCCCATTCTTTTCTGTTACGCTCTAAGAAATCAACATAATTCCTTACTGTATCAGAAGGTGCTATAGGCACATCAAGAGCCGCATTATTATATGTTTTTTCAGCAAGCACAATACATTTTCCTTTGTTTGTTATGCCTACAAAGGACATTGCTATAGTATCCGGACTCTTGCTTGAATACGCTGTATCAAGCCCGCTTGTATATATTGTAAACCATTCTGTCTGCGTATTATCGCATTCCTGCCTAATATAAGATTTGGCCTGTTCCTTTGTAATAACATGTCGTCGGCAGAAATTACAAAAGACAAGACCCGTGGCCTTGCCTCTTAATCCCAATATCTTATTTTTATATATTTTAGTCCCCGGCGGATAGCTCATTTTCTTCTGCTCTATCTTCTCTGGCGTCATGGATATGTTATCTATCATCCTGAAGAACCAATATACCCAGCCTCTAATAGGTTCGCAACCATTAAGGTCTTTCCATATTTCTTGCGGCACATCTGACTTGTATTTATCAATCGGTCTTGCGTGATTGATGTACTCTGAATATATAGGTAATGTAGGTGCATCGGGATTAAGCGTACCTACAAAGTATTCAGAACGTCCAAATATCTCTCGTATGAAGTCTATGTTAGCTGTATTGCACTCATCTACCCACACACATCCAAACTGCGAACCTAAAGCATTCTTCCACTTGCTTGCATTATCGTAACCAAGAATATATATTATCTTGATAACATTCCCGTCTCTGAATTTGATATGCGGAAGTTTATTTTCTTTATCACCATTACCGCAATATTCCAGATTGGGAAATATCTGAAGCAAACCCATATCTGCGTTTATGATATTCTTCTCAATAACACCTGTCGTATTACCAGCTATAACATGCAGCTTCATGTCTGATTCAGCTACATTCATAATAAACTTAACAGCTACTGTTGTTGTCTTTCCTGATGCAGTTGAACCTTCAAGGAACTCTGCTCTTGCTGGTGTGTCTATGAATTCCCAATATTTATCACTTAAAAGCATCTGGGTCACCTCTTGCCTTCCGCTGTGCAAGAAGCTCTGAAAGCTCGCTCCTGGTTGTATCGTTTACATTGGCTTCTATCTTGTCTGTAAAGATGCCTAAATGCTTGCCAAGAAGCTCTAAGGCCTTAACCTTGTCGCAGGACTTAACCTCTAACCCCTCTCTGCCTTTCTTGATAACAGCAAGTGCCCTCTTCTGTTCCTCTGTAAGTTCTTCCGTAAGTACCGGCTCTACTGTTCTATACATAACAGGTTTACCATCTTCATCCAACACATCCACAAGTGCTCCATCTACTTCTGCTTTCATCTTCTTTTCAACCACATGTGCATAATCAGCATTATTAGAAAAAGCTATCAAGGCAAGTTCCTTGATAACTCTCTCCTGGGTTATCTCTGTACTCCTTGATAGCTCTTTTTGTCTCTTTGCTATATATTCTTCAATCTGAGGTTTTCTGAGGTTGTCTGCTCCTGTTCTATACGCTGTTTTTTCTGAATATCCTGCCCTAATAGCCGCCTGCGTGGCATTAAGGTCTATAAGGTATTCATCACAGAACCGCTTCTGTTTTGCTGTTAATGACATGCAATCAGCTCCTTTCTAGCATAATAAAAGCATCGACTATTTAATGTCGATGCTTTTAATTTATCATAAATATATTAATTCATATCCCTATGCACAATTATACTCCCATTTTTACCAAAACCATATACCCCAATAATGAAAATACTATCGTAACTACATTTGTAATAGCATTAACGCAAATCGAATGTCCTTTTGTTTTAAACAAATTTTCAACATTACAAAATTTACATACAAACTGTATAACAAATGTTCTCACAACTATAAATATCAAAATAAATATACTAATTCCATAAATAAACATCAGGCATTCTCCTTTCGTTTATTAATCTTCATCATTTCCCATCAATAAATTTGCACCATACTCTTGTAATTCTTCTAAATAACTTTGAATTTCATCATCCAATATGCCACATTCTTTCATTTCCTTGTATAATCTTAATTTATTATCATAATTTTCGATTTTCTTATTTTCCAAATCCATTTTTTGATTCTCTAAATTTATCTTTTCTTGTTCTACTTCTACTCCAACTGTTTTGATTTGTTTATATAAATCTATTGGATTTGGAACCTTTATATTACCTATTTGTCCACCACTAATTACTATATATAGTCCTACAATGCCTGCTACCGCTTTAGACATTTTACCTTTATTTCTATAGTTTTGCTCATCTTTCTTTGCATCATATGCCTTATCTAAATTTCTTTTCCCCGATGTAAAAGAAATTACACCTTTTGAATTCAAATTAAGCATAATTGATAATTCATTCTCACCAACAACCCTTTTCATATAGCAATCTACGCAGCTCATTACTTTTGTTATTGAAGTTAAATCTATTGGTTTACTTGTATTTATATGCATTTGAAAAGAATAAGCTTCTCTCCAATAATATATAGGATATATCGTATCTAATATATATTTTCCATATTCATTTAAATTACAAATTCCCTGATATGATGATAATACTTTTAACAATTTAACATGTAGATTAGTATAATTGACTATCTTAATGATTTTAATTTTACGTCTTTTTTTATATGGGCATTTAACACTATATAATGGAATATTTTCCATATCTATTTTTGTTATTACATCAATTTCATCATCTTCGTTTAAATTATTCTGCTCATAATATTCGCCAACTTCAGCAAATGCTATTTTATTATCTTGCACTCCTGGAATCATAACAATATCGCCTATTTTTAAATTATATATGAATTTTTTACATTTACTAATTGCTTGACCCGGCCTTTTATCTCCATATATATTTTTTATATTTTCTTTAAGTATTTCAATCTGTTCATTTTTCATTGAATTGATTTCCATATTTAAATCTATTATATTCCATCCCAATGCTACATAATTATTCTCTATGT